TCAGAAGTGATTATATTATTTCCATATAAAATATCTACCCCAGAACTTGAGGCTTTATTTAATTTTCTTCGGATATCATATGATAGTCCGGTCACTGGAGAAAATCCAGAAAGATTATCAAGATTTATTTCTTTTGTATTTGTATTGATGTTTTGAATAACTGCATCAGTTACAACTACATTTTGAGTTCCTCTTACAACAACATCTACTTTATCGGTTTCTTTTAGACTTGACTTATCAATATTAGAATATAGTGTAAATGTAGATCCTGATATTGTTTTTATTTGATATCTTGAAGACGTATTATAAATCCAAGAATTAAAGAATACCTGTTTTTTTGTACTATTGATTTCTGGATTAATGATATTTTCACCCAGATTTTTTACAAAAATTCTTTCCCCTTCAGAAGTTAATTTTATATCTGAAGTTGGAACAAATTTAGATAGAACTCCAGTAATTCTTAATTCAACTTTTTTGGTTATATCTCCGTTTTCATATCCATAAATTGTTTCATTAGATCTTAAGTCTGTGGTAGAATCTATTTGCGATTTTACTCCACTGCAATTTAAAAACTGGTTTATAGTTTTATTGCCATATGTAATCGTATTACCGTTTGAGATGACAGTTCCAGACGTACTAAATCCAACAGTAGAATCAACAGTAATTACTGATGATCCAACCGCAATATCACCTATTACTTTGGTTTTTCCTGGAATAGAAAAACTACCTTCGATTAAAGCTTTTTCATCATAACCAACAAAAAGACCTAATTTATAGTAGGTTTTTCCCTTTCTTGTAATTATTTCAACTTCTGATACAGAAGCCTGTGTCACATCATCTGTTGACTTTCTAATTGTTTGTCCAACAAGGTTATTTGGATCGCCAGAGATTCTTTCGGCAATTACAATTTCTCTTCTAATAAAGTTAGAAGAAGATGGTTTAAGTAGATATTGTTCAAGATCAACTATCTTTGGAGTAACTCCATACAGAACATTAAACAGAATTCTGAAAGATTCTTCAGTTCCTTTTGCTTGGTAAAATGCTTTTGACTCTTTTATAAAATTACTTACATCCAAATTAGAAACAAAGTCTGCGTTTTCTAATCCCGGTGTAAGAGTATATTTAATTTTTTTATAAAATTCTTTTAGAAAAAGAGAACTTAAATTTTGAACAGAGTCCCCAGATGTATGAGAATCTGCTGAGGAAGTTGAGAAAACTAATTGTCCGGGAGAGTTTTCGGAATGGTAGGATGTAATTCCACTAAATCCACGAATACAACCAGTAAATGTATTAGTCGTTACACCAGTATAAGTAATAATCTCATCATTAATCTTAAAGAGACCATATTGATTTGGAAATCCTTTGGTACTTACTACTTCTATTACCGAACTTGAACTAGTAATATCTGCAGACAGAGAAGTTTCTCCAGTAATTACTTCTGGAGTTAAATTGTCCAGTTTTAAATACTGATCCAGATTATCAACAATGTCAACAGTACCACCAGAAAATTCCTGAGAAATATAATATTGTTTTAGGAATTCTGATGCTTTTGGACTTTCTGATAAAATAAATTCTGGAAGTTGATTTTCAACAATCTGTTGTACTTGTACTCTTGTTTCAAACCCGGTTGCGATCATCTTATATCCTCTTTAGTTCTCCGTTTAGGTAGCTTGAAGTTACTTTAAATCCAATACCAGATATTTGTTCACCAGATGATATTGTATCTTTAACCATATTTATGGTGCTGTCGGCAACACTAAAACTTAGGTATAGATCTTTTAATCCAATAATATCATTAGATTCTGGATATGCCTGAATTTGGACTATATTGTTTTCCAAATCAGTTTCAGTAATGTTTATAGTTGTGAGAATTATCTCTCCCGTAGTATAATTTATCGTTCCGGCAGACTTTACGACAACTATATTATCCACACCGTTTGGATCTGGTTTTACAACAGATAATATTCCAGTTCCACTACCATCTAAGTTTCCAAGAGAATTTTTATTTGGAACATCTGTTAGGTAGACAAAATCCGCCTCTCCAGAAATTTTAAATGCGGTGCTTTTAATATTGAATCCTTTTGGATCAATATGGAATTGATTTCCAAAGCAAAGTTCATACTGAGCAAATTGATTTATTGCTGCCTTTAGATTTCTTCTAATGATAATTCTTGTCACATTAGATGTAATTGCGGTATCTACATCATCAATAACTCTTACAAGTTTGCTATACTTGAATCTTCCACCAAATTTATTCAGATCTGTTGAAGAAGAATATGTATTAAGGGCGGATGTAATTCTGGTTTTTAAATCATTAATATTAGAAACCCTGGGGGAATCGTAATACACCGCAGAATCAATCTCAACATATAAAACTTTAAGATCTATGATTGATTGATTAATACCAGTTAATGAATAATTTTTTAGTTTTGATAGGATTTGTTGCTTATCAAAGTCTGATACATAGTCACCATTTTTTGGTTTGATACTAATCAGAACTGTACCAAACTGTGGTGGATCCAATTCTTCGCCACCAACGACAGAAACAGATTCTGTATTTGGATATATTGACTGAATAATAGACTCATAATCTCTTCCAGTAACTGCTCTATACTGTGAAGAATATAGTCTTGGGGCAAAGTACTTGATAGAATCTATACTTTCAATATCACCACCATTGGAAGATGCTATTGATGTAGTAATAGAAACTGAAGATGATGGAGTTACAATCTCATCCGATGAACCTCTTAATGATCCAGAGAAGGAAAACAAGGATGCACCATTACCGTCCTTACCATCTGTAACGATATAAGTAACCGTAATAATAGTTCCATCTTCCAGTTTCTTTCCAAATATACCATCACCAAAGAGTAATTCATATTTTTCATCCTTTATCTCTTGAATTAGATATGTCTCCGATGATCCATCAAGAGTTAAGATATTATCAACCAACTTATACTGTCTTCCCAATCCAGTATCCGATATACCCTTTACATAAACAACTATTGTCGATGTATCAATGAATGCGTTATCAAGAATAAATCTTTGATCTAAAGATCCATCAACAACAAATTGATTGCGTAAAAATGTTCCTTGATAGATTTCAATACCTGAAAAACTGGCAGATCCACTAGATACGGTGGTGGTTATATTTTCTGGTACGGAAAAAGTATATGTGGTGTCTTCTACGCCACCAACGCACACTAGTCCTGCCTGTAAGGTCAGTGTGGGACTTGTTGTGGTAGTTGGTACATTAAACGAAACTGTCGCCTTTGAGGCGGTCCTAGAGCGAGGTACGTATCCAATGTTCCTTGCCAAAGAGACGACATTTTCTCTTAAGGTTGCCGAATCCAAAAAGGATTCGTTGACAACCATATTTGAATTGAACGCCGTAATATATGTGTTATACGCTAAAGTATCAATCAGAACAGAAAAATTAGACCCATCAAAATCAAAATCCGTGAAATTGGAATTCGCACGGAGGTAATCTTTTATTGAGGACTTTATTTGATCAAAGTCTAGATTGGTAAACTGTGTAAAAGGCATTTTATCTTGTTGCCTCTAGGATAAATGTAAATTCTTGAGTTGGGAAGTCCTGTCCAATAATATCAAAAAAGATGGTTGCTTCAAACTCATTGGTATCTGGTTTAGGATTTACCTCAACAGAAACATTATCTACTCTTGGTTCAAAGTTTCTGATTGCGAGTTTGATCTGTTCTTCTATGATCGAAGCAGTACCATAGTCAACAAATTCAAAAAGACTACTTCTCACATCAGATCCAAAGATCGGATTAAAGAACTTTTCTGTAGGAATAGTCTCCACAATGTTCCTTACCGATCTTTTTATCGCATTTTCATTTTTTAGTATTGGTAAATCCTTTGTAACCGGATGAGGTTCAAAGGATAAACTAATATCTTTAAACGATCTAGATATCCTCTGTATTGCCATCGGACAAAAGTTTCTTGATTTATTTATATTCTATTGCCAAGGATGACCATATGTTGGTTCCGTACCATAACTCCAATCATCATAATCTTCATCATTACGAATTTTTTCATGAAGTTCGGTTTGTTTTAATAAATCATGCTTTGGTGCCGAATCGTGCATGACTTCTTGTATCAATCTTTTTGGTTTATCTGCTTCATAATCGGTAATGAGTTTTGTGGTTCCCCACATCTCTCTCATGTAGTTCTTGTCCCTATCGACAGGTGAGTTGGACATTTTAGCTCCTGTTTTAATGAATAAAACAGAACTTTTATAAAGGAGGTTGCTATCTCCTTATTTCTATTTAACGATCCAATTCACGCAACAAATATGAGTCTGAATTTAAGTATTTAAGTATTTCTAACGCAATCAATTTGGGATTTCCTTCACCGCAAGTATAAACATCAACTGCTAAACATCCATTTTCTGGCCAAGTGTGACAAGAAACGTGACTTTCGGCAAGGGCAATGACGACTGTACACCCTTGTGGAAGAAAACAGTGCGAAAAAGTGTTTAAAATCGTCATCTTCGCACGTTCAATTCCTCTAATCATGACGTTTTGAAGAGAATTTACGTCATTAATTAGGTCAAAGTCAACATCATACACCTCAAGAAGAAGGTGTTTCCCCATAGAAAAACGTTCCAAGTCAGTTTTCTAACAAAAAACTATTTATTTTCTCTTTCTTGTGCCGTTTTCCAGTGATATTCGTCTTCATTACCCATCCCAAGGCGCTCATAACCATTTTCAACCTGATAATATTGAGTTGAAACCTTAAAATCGGGCATCTTTGGTTCCTTTGGAGTCAGACTATTGTCAAAAATGCGTAATCTATTGTTTGGATAGAGGCAGTACTGCCCATTATTGAGTTCAATGAGGTTATGAGACTTATGTTCAGCAGGATTTTCACTCGTGGCATAGTCAACCATGTCTGGATCACGGTGATAATTGTCGATCGTACAAACATAAGTACCTTTTTGGATGCCATGATCGCGTGTATAGCACTCAAAATCCATACTTCCAATGAATTTCTTATTAATACTTACTACACCATAGTCCATACAGTTCCAAAACTGTAGATTTGGTAGATTCATATCTGGATCTGGTGTTTCTGGGCGCGACAAGAAGGCACTGATGGGCAATTTATCGTACATTGCCGCATATTCGGGCAAATACGTTTCAAAATAAAAAGCGCGTCCAGGAATCGACTTTGCCGAAACCCAAACGCCCTTTACAAATTCACCATGCCCACTTTGGTGATCGGTTAGATACTCTTTACGAACCCATACTTCAATTGAGGGTAAGTTCGTAATTAAACAAGACATGTGTTAAGTTTATTCTTCTGTCCTATTTACCCTTTACCTTGCCCACGATACTTCTTCCGTGCCCCATTGCGAGAAGACGCGGCGTACTTAGTTCCCATACCATTTCCCTGACGAGACTTTTTAGGAGGACCGGGAATATAAGAGCCCTTGTTGAGACCACCTTTTGCTTTTGCCATAATTACTCCTTGTTAATTTCAGTGTCAATGTCTTCTGGTTTTGGAGAACCAGTCTGATAATACTCTATCGACAGGTCCTCCATTGTATTGAAATATTCTTCCTCTGTCAAATGAGAAAAAATCTTACGCCCTTTACAATAAATGTTGTAAATGCTGTTAGCCATACAAATCAGATAACTCTTGTCTTCTCGTGACCAACTCTAATGCGAGGATCGCACCAAATTTCAAAACCTGCTTCTTTTGCGTCCAAACAGAATGATACATCTTCTCCACACATGTCCTGAACCTCTCCAGATTCAAAGACCTGCATCTTCGGAGCAAACCAGGGATACTTCATTTCCGAATGCTCAAAGACACCGTGCTTGATCAGAAGCCATCCGAATCCAGTATAGTCAACGGTAAACGGCTTACGACGCTTGGTGATACTATCAACTGTTTCATGATTCATGACTCCACCATTACCACGGAAGTCATCCTCATCCAACCAGTGAGCAACTGAGGTAGTACGACCATCTTCGGTACAGTACCAACCAGCGGAAATGTCCTGATCCATCAGAACTAACTGATAGAACTTTTCGGTGTTGAATACAATATCCGAGTCAATCCAGAGTTGATAATCGTACTGTAGTTTTCCATCCCAGGGAATTTGATCTGGTCCACGAAGAACATTTGCTCCCAGGCATTTACACCGAGCAAAGTTTACCATGGATGAATAATCTTGCGAGATTTGGATACTTGCTCCTGCCTGTACCAAATCAAAGCACAACTGTACAAAGTTCTTAAGATAGGTGTAGGAGACTCCCCTGCCAGGTAAACAGAATACTACTGTTTTTCCTTTGATCATCTCACGGGCTTGATTATAGTCCCATTCAGATTCTTGGGCAGTCGGTGCCTTTGCTTTTACGGTAAATCCTTTAGCCATAATTGAGTTTAGTTACGTCAACATCATACATCATTATGTAGTCCTTCGTCAAGAGTCTTCCTTGACCTCGGTAATCACAATACAATCTCCTTCGACCTCCATGTTTACCAGAGTTCCTTCGTACCATCCAAAATCATTTAAAATCCATTCTGGAATGGTCACGTAATATTCCCCAGTAATAGGATCGACCTCTACGGTTGTAATATTTTCTCCGGGATTTTTTTTCATTTCATGAATGTTCGTTTCCATTTTCAGATTTATATAGGACTTTATATTTCTTTCGCGTCCGTAACACTTTGTAGGTTAGGGGGACCCATTGATTTTAAACAACGCGGCGGGCGACCGCCCCCGAAGGGGGGACGGCGGCACTGCCTGGTCACGAACGAACAGGGGGTCACTGCCAGGCAGGGAGCGCCTGCTGTGCCTCATCATGGAAGGTGTCTGCCCAGACGCCTGCCCAAAGGGCGGCGCTGTAACCATAACCCTCCAGGGAGGGATCGGCGTGAGGGACGCTGCTGACCCACACCTGCTCATGGGTGCTGAGGTCGGATGCCTGGCGGAAGATGGTGGGGGTCATGAGTCGGTGTCGGTTGCCTGCTAATCTTACCAGATGATGGGCGTCCCGTCAAAGTCGGTGGCAGTGCCCTGCTCGGTGTCGGTGGCGATGCTCTCCAGGATCTCCAGGAGTTGGGCACCATCGGCGGCACGGTTCAGAAGAGCGGTAGCGAGGTCGCGGGTCATGATAGGATGTCGGTTTGGGTTGGCGGAGTCTTTAGGGGCGCTGCCGTTCCCAGTGAATCAGCGGGCGAACTGTGCCAGGGAGGAGGGAGCGATGTGAGCAGGGGAACCACAGGAGCGGTAGAACTCTACCATGCTTTGCGCTTCCTCCAGAGTGGGGAACCACTGAGAGCGCCAGTCGCAATTGTTGTAGGGGGTCTGGTAACGGACTTCGATTCGCATGGGTCGTTTGCTGATGAGATCAGTATAAGGGGTCGGAGGGGCAGGATGTGCCCCCATGGTCCAGTTCAGAGTTCGTCCATCATGGCGTTGATCTCCAGTCCATCGATGGCAGGGTCATCCCAGCGGCAACCGTCAGGGGTCTCTTTGCTGCCACAGTCACGGAGCATCATCACCAGGTCCTGATAGGAGCGACCACGACGTGCCAGGCGGCGTGCCTCATGGTACAATCCCTCATCATTCTGGATCCAGAGGGAGACGTTCCAGGTCTCCCAGTTTGCCCATCCGTTGTAGGTTGCGGTGCTCATGTCGGTTCGTTTGGTATGGGATAATTCTACAGGGTCAGTCGCGGATCCAGGTTGCCGCCAGGTCCAGTGCATCCGCTGTCACAGTGCGGATCGGTTGGAGCGGTTGCCATAGTATCATCACCGCGATCAAAATCCAGAACCAATTCTTTTTCATCAGAATTCGAAGTTTACCACACGATCTTCACAGTAACCGCGCTTGGCATGAGTGAAGTAATCGGTCTTAGACTTGCCACCGCTTTGTGTATACATGGCACGGCAATAGAAGTCGAAACCTCTCTCATCCTCCTGCCATTCGGGCATCGCACGGTATTCCTGAAGCAGGGCATTTTGCTTCTCCAGGAAGTCAGCGTAGAGGTCACGCTTTGCGGTGGAGACTACATCTTCGGCAAAGAAGATTGTGGTCTCATTGTACTTCTTACTGCTGAAGATGTAGATAACACCTTCCTTGGGAAGACCACCGTTATAGGTAGGATGTGCCTGCTTCGAAGACTTACATTCAATGTCGTAAGTTTTGCCTTCGAAGTGTACACGGAAATCGGGAGAGTTATGGGTTCCGTTAGGTTGTGCTTCATAGGTCAGGTTAAACTTCTTCAGAAGTTCTTCCACCTGCTGTTCATGAAGAGGGTTATCTTGAGAGTTGCCGACATGCTTAAGGTTGAGGCACTCAGTGAAAAATTGATTCAGAGTAGACATTTGATTCTCCTCGGACT